CCATTTGATTTTATTTAATTTTTAACAAAGTTAATATTTATTTTAATATTATATTTAAGGTATTATCTAGGTTCAAATTCAGCTAAATCAAAACCATCTAAACTATCTTCTTTTGATTCAAATTTTACTGGAGCTAAATTATTTTTTCTTTGTTGTATTAATTTAGACTGTTCTGTATTAGCCTGACTAATTCTACTAGCTTTTGCTTCTTCTCTTTGAGTTTCTCTATTTTTCATAGCTTCCACTTCTACACCTTTTAGTTGCATCTGTAAATTAAATTCTAATTGCATTAATTCAGATTTAATTGCAGCTTCGCCTTTCATTTTTTCAACTTGGAATTGCATATCACTTTGTTGTAATTGCATTTTTTGTTGAGTTTCAGCTTGCATTTTTTGCATTGCAGCTTGAGCAGCCATTTGTTGAGACTGTTGATTAATTTGAGCTTGTTGTTGAGCTGCTTGTGCTTTTTGTGCTTGTTCAGCTTCTTCTTTTCTTTTACGTTTTAATTTTAAAACTTGATTAGCAACTTTAATGTTTTTAATTTCTCTTATATCTATTGCATCTTCTAAATTAATTGAATCTCTTTGAAGTGCCATTTGAATATTTTTCTCTAACATTTGTTGCTGTTCCTCATCTGGAGTTACTTCTATAAAAATTCCAAAATCACTTAAATAAAGATTTTTAATTTCATTTAAAACACTTACGTTATATTTACCTATTTGGTTTATAAATTCATCTTTAAAATCAGCATATTCTAAAACATCAGCAATTCTTGAAGATAAAGCAGTAGCTAAATGTTGGGTTATACTTAATCCAGCTTGTAAAATATGTCTAGTTGCTGTATTACTATTTAATGCTGCAAGTTTTTGTAATCCAACTAATGAATTTTGGTCTGGCATAGAACCATCTCTTGCTTCATTTAATCCAGTTACATCTCTCATCATATTTAAATAATGATTATAAGTACCTATTAAACTTTGAATTTTAGATTGACCAGAAGTAGAAGTTAATTGTTGTATAGGAACTCTAGCTTGATTATAATCACCATCTTGAGTATAGCTTCTTCCAATTACACTACCAGTTTGAAAATACATTCTTAAAGCATCCTCTGGATTATAAGCTTGACCTGTTCCTAAATCTACCTCACTTAATCCATCGGCATCAATAAACACACCATCTGGTACAACTTTTGATAAAACTTGTTGTAACTTTAAATGAGTAATTTGAATTAAATCCGCAAAAGTAATCATTCTTCTTACTAAAGATTCTAAAACACCTTTATACATTCTTGGAGCACAAGCAATAAATTCAGGATAAACTTCTTGTGAAGCTGACTTTGGTCTTGCCATATTTTCAGACATCTCCCATTTAAGCATTATATTTGTACCCATTACCATTACTCCTTCATACCAAACATCAATAGTTTTAGTAACTTTTTCAAATTTACCTTCTTTCATCATTTCAACAGAAGGATCAAACTCGTCAGTTTTTTCAATTACTTTTTCGCCACCCACATTATTAATTTTTTTCTTGTAAGTAAAACTATGAGTAGTTTTATAATTAAAAAACAATACAGTAGCACTATCCTTACTAAACAAACTATTATTATAAAATTGAGCTGTATTATAATAATCGTACCAACTTTGACTATATTTAGAAATCTCATTCATATCCTCTCTAGTCAATGATGGATCTATTTTTTTTAATTCAATTATAGGTAAAGTTTTAATTTCTCCCCAATAAAAACAATCTTTAAAATGTGGATCTTCTGTATAGCTATAAACTACATTAGCTGGATCTACATAAGAAATTTGTATTCCAGAACCAGGTAAAAATTGATGTTTAGCTATAGAAATACCTAAAACAGTCTGATCATAATCTAGTTGTTTTTTTATTTCTAAATACCTGTTTTCTTCAAAGACAGTATTAATAGCTTCTTCCTCTGCAATTTCAATTGCAGGTTTATATTTAATTTGCATATGTAATGCAAGTTCTTCGCTATTATTTGGTAATTCTTCTTGGTCAGTTTTAAAAGGATTTACATCAAAATCTTTTTGTACTTGTTGCAATAAATCTTTTGAAGCCATATCAGCACCTATCATTTTCTGATATTCATTACGCCTATCCATTGACATAGCATCTTGAGCATATGCTTTAACGTGAAATAACCTATCTGCCATTCCATTAACAACTATATCTACAAATTTTGGAATTATAGGAACTGGTGTCCAATCTAAATTTAAATAACTTAAATCACCATCAACAGCTAATTCATTTTTATATTTACCAACAGATTGTTCTCCACGAGCATAAAGTCGAAGCCTATGAAAGTCTCCCCATTGATTGTAAAATCTATTTGTATTTCCGTCTTTTCGAAACCATTCATATTGAATAGCCTGTCCTATTTGTAAACCAAACTCAAATGAATCTTTAACTTTATCGGAAACAAACTGACTTGGAAATCCTATAGGATTAATGTCTATTTTTACATCTTGCATTTACCTTATAATTTTACTGTAACTTCCCTTATTGTCATATCTTGCAAAGTTAAACTTTATTTTTGATTCTTTTTTAACGGTCTCATATAAATGTTTTTGAATAGCCATCAAAGCTAACCCTGAACTAATAGTAGCATCAAACTTAGTTCTGTTATTAATATCAAATCTTGCCCAATCTTCTAAAGTTCTTGAAAAATACATACTACCCATTAAATCTTTTTCTCTTAATTCACCTGAAAAATCCAATCCAACATATTTTTCTATGTAAGATTCTATTGAAGCTGCGTGAGCTTGTTTTACTGCTTCACTTGAATTTGGAATACCCCCTAATTCTTTTTCAGATTTTGATAACTTATTATATGCTTTATCTGGTCTATTTATACTATAGTTTCGATAACCTCTATTTTTAAAATGATACAATAACCTTGGTTTATTATTTTCTACTAATATTGGCATACCATAAAACACACACGCCATCAATACTTCTTCAAAAAATATTTCTGCTGTTTGTGGTCTGGCAACATATTCTAAAAAAAACTCATTACTAGGAGCATCATCCATATTAAACCTAGTCACTCCGTGTAAAGCTCCATTTGAAGCACCTCCCCCTACTGTTCCTGAAATATCATAACTATCACAACCAAATGCACCTATATGAGTATTCCCTGGATTTATTTTTCCGTTTTTAATATACTTATTATTTTGTAATAATTTTTTAGGTGTCCAAGAAACTAAAAATCTACCTCTTATGTTAGGAGACCATACTACCTCAGTGTCTTTGACTCCATTTTTCCAACTAAAACTGCCTCTTGTTAAAAAACGATCTTTAATTAAAGAATCATTATAATCAATTTGCTGATAAATTTTAGTAAGATTAAATAACGATTGTTTACTTTCATCTCTAAAAGCGTGAGATTCTGTTCTTGGAAATTGTCTGTAAAATTCATTTAAAGCATCAGGATCATTTTTTAATGAATCAACTTCATTTTGCCAATACTCAATTGCTCCCTGAAATATTAATTCTTTGTCTACTCCTAATAAAGAATTATCAGGATTATCAAAAACAGGCATCCCGTAAATATCTATAAATCCTTCCATATTCCATTCCATTGGAATAAACAAACTATATAAACCACTTTTAGTTTGTCCGTTATGATTTCTGTTTTCTATATTGGAATCGTAAAATAATTTTTTAAAATTATCTCCTCCTTTGTCTAATGAGTTTGATGTTGAACCCATCATACACTTCCCAATAATTTTACTTCCTAATCTTAAACAAGTTTTAGTAACTCTCCAGTTATTTAAAATATTAGAAGGTTTTTCCCATTTACCACTTTCATCGTGTACTAAAAGTTTTAATTTTTCTCCATCATAACTATTATCTCCAGTGTTTTTCCAATCTATTGTAGTATCTAATCCTTCAACTTGAGTATCATCTTCTTCATACATATTTCTTTTGGTAATTTTAGATGCAGGAACTCTATAAGCTAATTCTGTTTTAGGTTTATCCATTCCATCTTGCACTGGTTTAAAAAAGAAAGGATAATTATTAGATATAGGAACTACTTTATCAGTAAACATTTTTTTAGCATCTGCTCCTGTTTTTGATAAAATACCAATTCTAGAATCTTTAGAAATAGTAGCTACATTTGCACATTCTTCACTACCCATATATGAAAACCCTGAACGTCTTATTTTTAAATAACAAATACCAAAACTTCTTTTATCAGCTTTACAGGCTTCCCAATAAATATAAAACAATCTATTAGCTTCTCTAAAATCTGGCAATCCAACGTCTATTTTAGTCCACTGTAAATACATATAATGAGATCCAGTTATGTATGTTGGTATACCATTGTTTTTAAACCAAAAACCTTCTTCTCTTCTATCAAATTCATTTTCAATATATTCAATCCATTGATTTTTAAAATTAGGTGTAGTTTCGTGCCATT